CGGAACTATGATTCTTTTTCCAAGTTTTACTCCTCATAGAGTGAATCCAGTGACGAAAGGTGATCGATGGTCCCTTGTTTCTTGGGTACACGGTACTGATAGATTCAAATAGTATAAATAAGAGTAATTCATTTACACTAAATCGTAGGGTTATAAATGGCAAATCTGTCGGGTGGAGAAATCTACAAATACCCGTTTCGTGTTGAAGTCTTTATTCAAAAATATGAGACAAAAAATCCGTTCACACTTGTGAGCGGAAAGAATGTCGTTCTTGTAAAAGACAACAGTATTATTAAGGCATTGAAAGAACAAAAAGCAGTTTCAACCCTAGATTTGTTAGGTGTTGATGGTAATACATATAAATTTAAAGACATATTGAAGTCCGGTGAGTTTGGTGGTAAAGGTGCTGGCGGTTCTACGATTAAGGAAGATCGCGAACTTATGTCTTTACGTAACAGGTTAGAAGAAATAAAAAAAGAAACCAAAAGTGCGACAGTGCCAATTAAGATTGGAAATAACACATATCACGCAGAGGGTACTGAGTCTACACCTGGAACACCAAAATCAGACTTTCATTTGTTAGACAGAGACGGTAAAGAAATAGTTTGGATATCACACAAAGACGGTAGAAATCCCAAAGACTTTCAACAATGGGGTGGCATATCTCAAAGAAAAGAGCCTAAAATATTTAATCATCCTGAAACACAAAAGTTTATCAATGATCTAAAAGAAATGTATCCTGACGGTCTGCCAAGAGCAACTTCTTTGTACAGAAAAATTAAAGACAAGAAATTGAAAATGTTGTCAGTGTATGGTAACGAATATGGTGGACGATTGAGCAGACAGAACTGTACAATACTAATTCAAGGGCCTGTAAACTTAGTAAAGAAAAATAAAGTGTGTGTTTTCGAATCAAATCACATACATGTAAACGGAGAATCTGTGGATTCTGGGGGCTTTGAGCCAGTCTTTATGGCAATTTATAAAGGTGATCGAAGTGACGCTGGTGTAAAAGGGACTCGCATTGTAATTATGCCCATCGAAGGGCGAAAAGCAAAACAATTTACCAAAGATAGGATGGTAATTTAAATGGGAATAGGATCAAAATACTATGTTTGATACTTTTCAACAGTTCATCACAGAACAAAAGAATACTCATATGACCCACATTGAGGATAAAGTCCTCTACGGTGGTGTTAATGGTACACGTCAAGCAATCTTTGCCTTACGTGATTTACGTGATATGCTTAGTGGTGTGAAAGATACAGGAGTTTCTGTCAAGTGGGATGGCGCACCTGCTATCTTTGCTGGTACTGATCCACGAGACGGTCAGTTCTTTGTAGCAAAGAAAGGTATTTTTAATAAGAACCCTAAAGTCTACAAGACACCCGCAGAGGTAGACGAAGACACTTCGGGTGATCTTGCTACTAAACTTAAAGACGCATTACAGTATCTACCCGCTCTTGGAATCAAAGGTGTTATTCAAGGGGACTTCTTATTTGGTAAGGGTGATATTAAGAAACAAAAAATTAAAGGCGAAAGATACATTACCTTCCATCCTAACACTATTGTTTATGCTATTCCGGTTGATCAAGCAAAAGACATTCAGCGAGCAAAAATCGGTATTGTATGGCACACTACATATACAGGTAGTACATTTGAAACAATGAAAGCATCATATGGAGTTGATGTGAGTAAGTTGAAAAAGACCGCCAACGTGTGGTCACAAGACGCAATGCTTCGAGATGTTAGAAGCGCAACCATGACTAAAAATGAAACGGAGACAGTGAATGAATATCTTTCGCAAATTGGTAAACTTTTTAACGGGATCTCAGGAACAACCCTTAGAACCCTCGAAGCCAACCAAACCCTTGCCCAGCACATCGAGCAGTTCAACAACACCTACGTCCGAGCCGGCGCAACCATCGGTGATAGTAGAGCCCACACCACCAAGCTCATCAACTGGATCAAAAACAAGTACAAAAAAGAAATCGACAGCCGCAAAAGCGACCGCGGCAAAGCCACGCAAAAAGCGAAGCTCGACGACCTCCTCTCCTTCTTCGGCGAAGAAAACAAAGCAAACTTAATTCGAATGTTCGAGTTGCAAAAATTGATTGTTATTGTTAAACTGAAACTTATAAATAAACTTAATAAACTGAATAGTCTGGAAACCTTTATTAAAACCCGAAAGGGTTTCAAGGTTACAGGTCAGGAAGGATATGTAGCAATAGATACAATTGGTGGTGATGCGGTGAAACTTGTTGATCGTATGGAGTTTTCATACAACAACTTTTCACCTGACATTTTGAAAGGATGGGATAAACCAACGAGAAATTAAGATGGCAAAACCTTTAAGTTTTAAAGATTTTTTAGTAGTCGATTACACTCCTGGCATGCCAGAAGAAATCTCCTGGGCGGCAATGAAACGTAGGAGAGGTCGTATTGGGGAAGAGGTCGAAGAGACAGATGAAGCCCTCAACTTCGCGCAGCGAAGAGCCCGTGGTAGAGTCATGCGCAAAAACAAAGCGAAGATTGCTATGGGTCGTAGGAAAGCTGCAAACCGCGCCGCTGATCCCGAAAGACTTAAGAAGAGAGCGCGTAAACAAGCCATGAATGTAATGTTCAAGAAACTCGCGAAAGGGACTTCTCGTGCGGACTTACCGGCTACACGTCGTCAAGAAATTGAAAAACGTCTTGAGAAACTGAAACCCAGAATTGATAAGATGTCGCGCAAGTTGTTACCACAGGTTCGTAAGATGGAAAAAGAACGAAGAATGGGTAAGCAGAACAAAGATGCCTAATATACCATCGTTTAAACAGTATCTCGTAGAGGAACAACGCGAGGTATTTTTCACCTTCGGCCGAATGAACCCTCCGACAATAGGCCATGGGAAAGTGATTAATGCTTTGGCGACCAAGTCTGGGCGTAATCCATATAAAGTATTCTTATCACAATCCCAAGATTCAAAAAAGAATCCTCTTAGTTATGAACAAAAGATAAAGCATGTTCGTAAGATGTTCCCTAAACACGCTCGAAACATCATTTCAAACAAGAGTTATAAGACTGTGTTCGAAGTCGTGACTGGTCTATACGATCAGGGATTCAACAAGATCACCATGGTTGTAGGTTCAGATCGGGTGACAGAATTTGAAACATTGTTAGGGAAGTACAACGGTGTTAAAGGGCGACACGGTTTTTATAACTTCGAAAAGATAAACATTGCCTCTGCGGGTGCTCGTGATCCTGACGCTGAAGGTGTTGAAGGAATGTCAGCATCAAAGCAACGTGAGAACGCAAGGAACAATGATTTCATAACATTCGGTCAAGGTGTTCCTAAGACAATGTCGAACAAAGACTCGAAGCGATTGTTCAACGACATTCGTTCTGGTATGGGTCTGAAAGAGACTTTGCAGTTTAAGAATCATATCGAACTTGAATCCGTATCTGAAATGCGCGAAAAGTTTGTTGAAGGTAATCTGTTCAGTGAAGGTGATAAAGTTGTTATCAAATCAACAGGTGAGAACGGTCACATCCATCGACTCGGCACTAATTATTTAATTATTGCTCTTGAAGAAGGTGATATTTCTCGTCGATGGATTGATGACGTAGAGTTAAAGACGAAGAACGAGAAGACTGATCAGTGGTATAAAGATCAACCCGAATGGGGCACACCTGAAGCAACTAAGAAAGCCAAGAAGAAAGTGCCTGGTCAAGTCAAAGAAGATGAAATCGACAGTGCGAAACAACAGATTCGCCTAGATAAAGAACGAGACCGCGAAGAGAATCAACGAGAAAGAGAACGAAAAAAGCTTGGATACGATCGTGTTCTTGATCGGGCCCGTCTTGCCCGCGCTCGTCGTAAAAACAAACAGACAAACTAAAAGATATAAATAATAGTTATCCGGATAGAGGAAATTTTTCTGTGAAAAAATTCAAAGGTATGAGAGAATCTCTCAAGGGAAGTAAAGAAGTTTCGAATTCTGTGGCACAAGAGGAATCTGATACCCACAAAACGAAAGACGGAAGCACCTCTAAAAAAGGTCTTTGGTATAACATCAACCAGAAGAAGAAGCGCGGTGAAGCACCTGCTAAGAAAGGTGATCCTGATCGCCCATCAAAACAAGATTTTGTTGATGCCAGAAAGACGACTAAAGAGTCAACCGAACTTGATGAAGCAATTGACTTCCGTAAAGCCTTCATGGATATCCAGTCATATGCCAAGAAGAGTGGTGGTATTGACAAGACTGACTTTGAGAAAGTTGCATACTACGTCAAAGCAATCGGAGACAATCAGAACACACCTAATGTTGCTAACAAAGCATTCATGGCAATGAAAAAGCATATTGCTGGGTTAGATACTGATGTGCGAGATGGAATTCATGTGTTGTTAAAGAAACACGGCATGGTGAAGAATGGTCGTATGGTACAAGAGTCGACAGATGTTAGTGAAAATCTGAATCCTAAACAGATCGCGTTACTCAAGAAGAGTTATTCTACCATCGATCGAATTGACCCTTCTGGACCTGCATACAAGAAAGCGAAAGGTATGATTTCTGGATTAGAAAAAGACAATCTAATTGATCTTGCTAAAGCAAAAGTCAAGTGGTTGTCTCAGATTGCGGCTGATGAATTGCGTAAGCAACACAACGTTAAGTTAAAGGCTTCCGAATATATGGAGTCTGTTAAAGAGTCAACAATAAATGAGTTGACCACTGTAGATCGAGAAAAGTTAGTTAAAGTGTTTGACAAACTGAAAAAAGGTTCAACCGTCAAAATCAAGTCTAATGACTCCATCAAGAAGGGTGATGACTACATTGAATTTGTTGTTAAATCAAAGAGTACAGTTCGTAGGGGTGAAGTAGAAAAGATTACCCTTGCTAACAAAGGAAATCCAACCGGTGTAAAAAGATTCTTATACAAAAGAGTTGGTACTTCGATGGTATCGTTTGCCGTTGGTGACATGGCAGCCTCTATTGTAGATATTAAAGAGTCTATTACCGAAGGTGCGCTCGGA